CATTGGCAGTCATTTCAAGACTAGCATACCCTGCACGCAATCCACGCTTGGCACATTCATGGGTAAACTGAATAGCTAGTGCAGACTTTCCAATACCAGGTCGAGCAGCAAGTACATACAGACTACCCTTCTTGAATCCACCCTGCAAAATGAGATCCAATCTTGATAAGCCTGTGGTGAGTGCTTGTGTACCTCCAGCATCCACTTCAAGAAAGTCTGCATGTGCCTGCTTACTTGCGGCTGAACATGCAACCACACCTTTTCGCTGAGAAAGGGAACGAGCGATTCGATTTACGAATCCTTGGGATATTTCTTCTGCTGACTTGTTTGCTTTCAGTTCATCATTGGCATGGAATAATGCATGCTCAACCGCTCGTGTGTTCCTATGCTCAATTAAATAATCGATGTACCGGGTAATACTTCCACCACCATACTTCTCAGAAATGAACATGACTTCGTCCTGGAGTTCTGGATGCTTGATAATTACATCAACCTCATTGGCAGGTGATAACTCTAAGCACGTCTCGAAGATCGTGGAACGATCCATGCTACTGAAGTCATCCTTGGTAAGAGCTTCACCCGCTTGTGCGGTTGCCACGCCACTCGTATCGTGGAGCATGGCAGATAGAACTGCTTGTTCTGCTAAATCTACATCAATATTCACGGATGGATTGTCTCAATGTCATCAAAGTTTAAGCCATGAGTTGTTGACTTTGGAGATTTTACTCTGAGGTGTGGGAATCTTTCCTTTAACCATGTCTTGCATGCACCACGAAAACATGCGTCCCAATCAAGGTATCTCTTGCCACTCGCTTTTGCCCAATCCGTGAATGCTTCAAGCGCACCATCGTAATCGATGCCTGCATCTTCCGCTATTGACCGAGATGGGCAAAAATCTGCTGGTAATAAATGCTTCCCACGGGTCTTCGTTTTGACCTCAGGAATGTCAGGGGTACTATATATATTATTATTATACATATTCGTTAGAATATGTTGCGCGCACGCGAGGCGGGATGGAATACTGCCCCAAATCAGGTCAGTCAAAACTTGTCCCTTAGTTGTACCAGACTGCTCGCAGTAGGCATCTAACAGTTTGTGTGTTTCGTTGTTAATTTTGACCCTCAAATCTTGTTTTTCTGTACTCATTTTTTATGCTCCTAAGATTGCTAAAATCCATGCAAAAATCATCCACAGCCAAGTGATAATTGCTGCTATAAAGATTGCTGTAATTATTATCTTTTTCATTATTTTATTAATTGCTTGCATTGTATTCTATTGTGCTTGTTTGTAGTTTACTTGGACGCAAAACTGATGTTTTAGCGTATTTTTTTATTGTTTCTATTTTAATTAAGTATGCCTTTTTGGGGTGCGTATCTCCCTTGCCTACGAATTGTCTAAGGGGTGGATTTGTTTCGATTATTAAATCCTTCAATGCTTCTGGCGTGATAAATATAAACTCTGACTTGGTATCAAAGATCCACCAATCTGCTGTCGTTGCCATCAAGCCGGATCGCTTGCCATACATCTCGACCTCCACCACGAGATTGCCAGAATAATGAGCCTTCCAATCCTGCTTTACCTCATATCCCTGCTTAGTATTAGCTAAGAAGAAATCAAAGCCTGAGAACTTGCCTGGTATGGGTATGGGCTTATGCCCTTTCGATTGGAAGAACTCGATTAATTCTGCCTCCCGCAACTTGCCGACAGATAAGCTCGTGTCAAATGCTTGAGTCATTTCTAGATATTGCAGATCCAACTGCAAGTGCTTGGAAGAATGCAGTAGTTTCTTTTGTTGGCACAATACCACGCACACGCTTCAATCGTTCTCTTTCTTTTTGACGAGCAATTACATTTTGCATGACTCGCTTATTCTTTAAACGATTATAGGTTTCTTCTTTGCGATCCTTGATTGCTTGTTTCTCTGCAAGTATACCCTCTCTCACCTCTTTGTAGTATTTTAGAACCACATGAAACGCCCTTGATACATAATTATTATGACATCTATCATTCCACTTATTAAAGAAAGGCATACCCTTGTAATGCGTCATTCTATAGGTCGTGCGCACTTTGCTTGATTTCTCATCAGTAAAAACTTGTACTCTAGATGTTTTTGGCACTAACTGCATACGAACTCTATAGTACCCTGGTTTTTTAATTACCCACGCATTATGACGTATTGCTCCGTGTCCGGTGTATGGACATGCAAATGGATCACTTACCCACACCTCAATACAATTAAATGGATATTCATTTTTCTCCCATAATGTGTTTTTGAAATGAAAATCTATATCCTCTTGAGTAATGTAAACCAATGGATCGTAACAATATTTAAGCCAATCACTTTCGCTTCTTAACCTATATCCAAGTGCTTTGATCTCACATTCCTTTAAACAATTATTATGTAATCGATATACAAATCCATAAAATTTAATTTCTTGTTTATCAAAACCTGTTCTATCCCAAAACTTTAGCTTACTTTTTTCTCTATTGGCCTTTGACCTCATACCTGAGTAAGTAACTGCTTGAGTTCTGCTCTGGTTATTTCTGTATTCTTACGAAAGATAATCTTACCCTTTTGTACATAGTAAGGTAGCTCTTGTGGCTTTAAGTCTTCTTTAAGTTTACTGTCCTCAATGTATGCTTTTTGCTCAGTTAAGGTACGCATATTACCATCTCCGCACAATTGCATGGTCTGCTCACTACTTGCATCAAGTATACTTACATCAAGCACGTCTCCACCAGCGATAAGTAATGGAAACTTTTCACCTTCAAATACTCGATTCTGTAAGCTGTATGGTAAACGCTTTACAATATTTGTTTTCTTTGCATCCGACATGCCACCAAGAATAAGTTTTGGATGTATCCATTTTCTGCCAATAGCTTCAAATTGTTTCCATGCTTTTGCAGGTACAATATCACTAAACTCAAGTTGCATTTTATCTGCATACTCAGGGTTTTGGTCTATTGCTTTTACATATATTTCTCCGGCTTTTACAAATCCATTGATGCCATTTGTAATCGCATCTTTAAATTCGTTCGTTAATTCTTCGTAGGTTTTTGCTAGTTCTGTTATCATAGTATTTTTGAGTTAGTTAGTTTTGGAAGTCCAGGACTTCTCGTTTAATAATTTAATTAGGTCTTCTAGTTTGCATGTGAACATGCTCTCCGTGTTATTCTTTCTGTGTATTACACATGGTGGTTTATCACCTGCATCTCGTATGCTCTGTGTCATGGCACTATATAAGTTAAGTGCCTGCACATGCTTGGCTTCGATATGAAATGGAAAGTCACTTACCACATCCGGGGAGTCCGATCCACCAGAGAACTGCTGTCCTCTGCGTGAACCTGGAAACCCATTCTCGGATAAGTAACGTGCTAATTCTCTCTCATATCTTTGGCCTTTGGATCGACTATTGATCTTGCCCATCGCAACAGTCTTCCTTGGTGTACAAATTTACATGCGGATCTTTCTGATGATCTAAGTCCATACCCTGCAAGGTAGCAACTAATTGCTTTATAGCTGCATGCAATACCACAACCGCGCCATCAAAATTATGCTGCTCAATATGTCGCTCTGCATAATTTAAAACTTTATCCATCTCTTTTAATTTTAGTCTATCAACCATTCTGATGTGTCCCTTCCTTCAGTTCTTAACCATTTGTTAATTTCTTTCTTGTTCCATGCTAAACCAACTCCACCACGACCATTTACTCCATAGACTTCATACTTAGTGAATCCTTCGTCATCATGGAATTGATCAAGAGATGTTTGTGACTTATACCCCATCATCTCTAGAGCTTTCTTACTTGAAACAAGTTTTACCACACTTCCTTTGTTACGCGCCATTATGCTGCCTTTCCATGCTCCCATCGTAGAGCGTTACTAAATTCATACATGCTAATAGTCTGCCGATTTCTCACCTTTAAGGTTTCTAATCCATGCTTTTTTATTAACTTGTAAATGTAGCTCCTACTGACACCAAACTTCTCACTCGCTTTTGTAATGCTAAGTCTGTTCTCGGTAAATGGAGTGCCAAGATTTAGAGTTGTAATATCATCCGTGTAACCAGGCCATACATCACTCTTTAAGCACTCACCATATTCCTTAATTGCATCAATCACATTTGGAACTTCACGCTCAATGTCATTGTTGTCCAAGGTATAGCATGCGGTGATGTAAGGCTCAGTCTTCTCAACCACTAAGAAGATAAACTTCTTTGGCTTTTCACCCATCTGCCTTAGTGCAGTCATGTACCATGCAGCCTGGAATACATACCCAAATTGCCTGACGCTTTTCGTAAATCCACGAACACTTGCATCTTGTGTAGTTTTCAGATCCATGACTACCCCATTGCTGGTATTGTACAAGTCTGGTCTAACTTTACATGACACACCCTCGAAATCGAAGAACCCGGTATGTTCAATCTTACTATCCTCATGGTATAGTAATTCCTTGAGCAATGGATGCTCGCTAACACTAGCAATAACTTCCAGGTTATTCTCATAGTCAGAATGTGGTACATATGTAACACATGGATTGTCAGCTTCCATGACTGCAAACGCTTCCTTATATGCATTTGTCCGTGGTGAGTTGCCATCAATCTCTGCTGGCTTGCACTTAAACTCTTCATCTAGTTTCTGAGGTTCAAGCGCACCACTATGAATCATGCTTCCATTAACAAGTGCAGGTGTGCTGGGCGTTGGTTTATCCATCATGTACTTCACCTTCGCTGGGCAAGAAGTGCGCATGCTATATGCTACACTCCTGCCCAACGCTGGGTCGGCATGGTACGCTTCGTTGCTTATACCACTTCTAAGCATCAGAATGGTTCTCCATCATCATCTACTTCAGCAGCAGGTGGTTCAAATTCTGCAAATGGATCTTCACCTTTAAATAAAGCCGGAAGATTAATCACTTTCAATTCAGCTTTGCATATCGCTTTGATATCCTCATCCAATTTTTTAATAGGTTTCGGATTCATGCTGTATGTAGTCTCAAGCCCTTCACCATTACGCACAACTGTGATGTCGTACTTCCGGCAATCACCCCAATCCTCATCGTTTGCAAGCTGTAATAACTCTGCTTGTAGTTTAGTCTGTGTAAGCTCCAGGATCTGCACTTTCTGCTCATCGTAATTATAAACTACGAATGCATAAAAGTTGCGTGGTTTATCCTCGAACTTCATAGGTGCAGACTCACCTTCTGGCCATCTGATTGGCTTGCGCTTTCCGTCCGCATCGGTTGTCCACCCTATCGTTCCATGTATAAAGCCTGGAGTAGGCTTATCATCGCTTGATCCAATTATGCGAAATGTGTTTTTGCCTTGTGCAAATCGCATGTAGTTTCCACTTCCACCACCCCCTTCAGATGGTGCTTTTATATTACTAGGTAAGAATGCCATATTATATATTTTTTGTTTTTATTGTATTTTATTGTTGCCATGTGTAGTCACACTTGATTTTAAGTGTCACATGAGTAAAGAAAATCTATCGAAACCCTTATCGCTAAGATTGAGTCCGAATGTGCGTAAAACTGTTAAACTCCTTGCGGAGGAAACGGGTCTTCTCCAAGCTCAGATTTACGACCTGCTTCTGAGGTCTGCGTGCCAAGCCATTGAGGCGGAAAATCGCAATCTGAACTTACCTCTGAAGTTTCAAGTGGTAAAGAAGTAAGCAACTCTTTTAAGTCACTCACCCTTACTATATTTGGACGGTCTGAAAATATTTCAACCGTGCCATCTCCAATTGCTTTAATTTCTATTCCATTGATAACTGATGTAATTATTGTAGTCATTTGTAGTCGGTTATTTTAATGTTTTTTACGGGCAATAATAAATTGGTTGGTTAAGCAGTCGCTTTAAGTGTGGGCAGACCAGAGTAAATCATGTCTGTGATCTTCGTATCGGCATGTCCAAGCGCTTTACTTGCTGGATAGATACCATTACTCCGCATCAATCGATGCCCACAATACTTTCTAAGAAGATGAACTGCTCGCCTCTCCTTAATTCCACACTCGTTCTTCAAGAACTGAGGAAATAATTCACGCATCTCTTTACTCGATGCCTGCACAATATTTCCAAAGCCACACATATCCATGAGCTTGTCCCAATAATATGGGTCGCATGGTCTATCCTGGAACTCACCACCACTCTTGGGTGCGTGGATACGGATGCATTTATTGCCATCTAGATCCTCGTATAAGTCATCCCACTTGGCACGCCTCATTTCTGAGTTACGAAGACCAAGACCATAGCATAATAAAAAACCCATGTAAAAATGTGTGCGGTTATCTTTCTCCGCAACGCACTTTTCGATAACATTCTCGATAATGCGATCCGGGATAAACACCTTAGTGGGTTTTGCACGGACAACTAAGGTTGTCCACGTTGCGAAGTATGAAGTCTCAATACCTTGCTCCTCGTAAAACTCAACCATGCCTTTACTGAATAGACTCTTAGCAACCTTAACACGCTGAAAACTCTCAGGCATGGTGCGGATCAAATGCTTACCAAGCGGAAGACCTGTCTTCGGATGTCTACCACCAAGGTAGCGTGTGTCCATATCCTCGGTCATACCGAGGTGCTTCAAGCAATAACGAAAACATGCAATACTATTTCTCTTGGTTTCCCAAGATGGAACTTTAAATGCTGTAGACTCACACATCTTATATGTGTAAATTAAATCAGAGATTAGGATAGTACGTAATTTTGGAGCAGTATAATTAATGCTAATATCAGTCATATATTTAGGGGTATTATTAAATGAGCGATAATTGCGTAATACTGCCTCATTATTATGTAAAGCATTTTTTGCTATGGCGTTATTATTCATATTTCGGATTTTATTTTTTTTTTAATAGTTTTTTAATGTGCATTTTTTAGAGGGAATTGCTCGCCCCTCAATTATGCTAGGACTTTATTTACTCGATACGACAAACAATTAAAACAAAAAATGCCCATGTCAAGCATCTTTGTAACTTTTTTAGTCAATTC